CAGCAAAGTTCGATGTGCTTTGACCCTCGATGCTGCGTTTGTTGTACAGCTTGACGCACAGTCTCTCAGCAAAGTCACTGAGGTCAGCAGGCAGTGTGTGCAGTGCATCATCAGTGAAGTTGTCAAAGTCGATTTTGTACCCGCCCGTGTATGTCACTCGCAGGTTTCGATGCCCACGAGGTAAAAACCCACCGACCATTTGAATGCCGTTGAGTAATTCGTCGAGATAGTAGCTGTTTGCGTCCACAGCAGCCCATGAGGGGCTTGTGAGTGACCCTTGATTGCTCTCAAACGTGGTGAGAGCTGTCACAGGTGCATTCGGCAGCAAAAGAAAGTCAACAGGGTGACTTTGATTCAACCCGCTGAATATCTCGTTTGTGTATGTCGTCTCTTTGAATCGTCGACCGAGGTGCTTTTCGATGAGGTCAGTCACTGCGTAAGTCATACCCACGATGATGTCATCAACGTCAGCATTCGTGATTCCGAGCCGAGCTTTCACACGTTCTTTTGTTGTGAGTGCATAGTTTTTTGTAGACATATTTCGTGGGTATAGTTATGCAACGAGATTATTCGCTGTCAGTTGATTCGTCCTCATCAGTTGCAGCAGCAAGTCGAATTCGCTCGATGAGAGCAGCCTTTGAACCTGATGTCGGCAATTCCATTTCAGCAGCCTTTGCTTTGAGGTCAGCAGCTGACATTTCATCAAGACCGTCTGAATCATCGTCAGATGAGTCATCGTCGTTTGAATCGTCGTCAGTTCCTGTTGATGCAGCTGCATCACCTGAAAGTGTTGATGTCGCCTCGAGGTCAGCGTTTGTTGAGCCGAGATACTTTTCATCGCTCACCTTTGCGTCAGTTGCCTCAAGAAAACGTGCGAACCGCTTTGCCTCAGCCTTTGACAAGGCAATGACCGCACCTTTCGGTACTCGACCGTATGATGATGCAATCGCAGCAAGTGTTTTGTAGTTTTTCATGATTGATGTGTTTTTTTTGATTGATAATGCCTCGAGACTCACGCCCTCAGTCACAGTCACCATGTTTGATGCTCATGACCGAGAGCGTGATGCTCTCAGTAACGGGTTGACTATAAAGTCGCCCCAGTTGATACCACCACCGCAGCAGCAGGCAAGCCCACTGTGATTGCGTGACGGTGAGTGACTCGAAACGCAGTTTGATTTGCAGCAAACACGTTCTTGCCCCCGACAGTCGCAGAATCAGATTTTGCGAATGATAGTCGTTCTCGGTCACCAAAGAATACCGCCTTGTTCAGATTAGCGAACACGATGAATGATTCATTTGGTGATGTTCCCGCATCGTATGCAGGGAAGTGAGCAGACAAGTACACAGGGTACTCAGCAAGCACACCTGACGGCTTGATTCCGTCCACCTGATAAGCAGCAGCGAAAGCGTTGCTGTTTTGCCCTAGCAGTTTTTGACCTGCTGTGTCCTCAAGAGTCTTGAGGTGAGCCCACATTGTAGGGTGCATGTACCATGCAGCACCTTGATGCAGTGACGCAGGCAAGTTTGCAACCACCATTTCAGCATCGTCGATTGTGAAGTCGGCATGTGAATCAGCAGCTGTTGCCATTGCGTATTGTGTCACGTTTGCATCAGCAAGCAGACCTGTGAACGGTGACCCAGTCCCTGCGAATGCTTGTTTGTCGACCATGTTTGATAGACCCTCAGATGCAAGAGCAAGCAAGAAGTCACCGATGTCAGCTGACGCATCAGCAAGCAACGGATTTGATACACGAAAGATTGTGTACCATGTTTTTGCTGCAAGTGTTGCAGTCCCGAATGTCACATCAGTTTCAGTTCCCACAGTGTCATCGTTGGTGTAGTACGCACCCTCAAGGTCTGAGCCTGCGTATCGAGGCACGTTCATTTCGTCGGTGCTCATTGGGAATTTCATCGCATCTCGTAGCACGTAGCCGTTTGATGCAGCGATTCGCATGATACCTCGGTGAACCTCGACAGGTACTGTGTACCCACCTGCTGAGTCAGTCGTTTCAAGCAATGCAGCTTTGTAGTTTGCACCACCGAATTGACCCTTTGCGATTGCAATCATGTCTGATGCAAAAGCTGTCTTTTGTTCCTCATCGAGACCTGACTTGTCACGTCCGAAAAGTTCACGGTCGAGACGCATTTTGCGTACTGTCTCTTTCACGACCTGAGCAGTTTTTTCACCTGCGATTGTTGCAAGATTCTTTTCGATACTTGCATCAATAGCAGCTTTGATTTCGTCTGAATTCATAGCTTTGTAAAGTTATTGATAGTTTAGTAATGCTTTTTTGCGTCCACCGCCATGTCAGCGAGCACCTCATTGATGAGTTTTGCAGCTTTCTGAGCTTTGCGACGGTTTCGCAGGAATTTGACAGCGTCATCAGTTTCATCATCAGTCGGCTCATCACTTGAGTCGTCTGAATCATCAGCTGAATCATTGTCGTCACCCCCCTCGCTGTCCGAACCTGCAACATCAGCGGTGTCGCTGTTCTTGCTATTCTCTAAAGCTGAGAGACGTGAGTCGATGCCACCGATTGCACTGAGAATTTTCTCAACGTCAGTCGGCTCAGTGTCTGATTCCTCGTCATCACTTTCACTGTCAATGTTCTCGTCGGCAGCTGCGTCATCAGCATTTTCAGCGTCATCAGCATTGTCGTCGTTTTCATTGTCCAGTATAGCATCGTCGTTCTCTTTGTCATCGTCTTGATTCACAGCAACGTCGTCACCTGTCTTGAGGTCAGCTACTAGCAAGCCTTTTGCAGCGAGCTCAGCAATGTCGAGACCTGCCTCACGAATAGCGTGCACATGAGGGTTTGCGGGAATCGGCACAAAAGAGAATTCGAGCAATTCTGATTCAGTTATCATGTTGCCCTCTCGTTCTTTTTCGATGAACCCGATTGAAGTTGCAGCGACACCCATGTCGTACAGTTCACGTTGACCTTGTGCCTGAGCGTGTGATGCGAAAACACCCTTTGCTCGAGTCACCATTTTGCCGTCTCGTTCCTCTTTGCTGATTTCAGTACATACACCGATAGGCAGCCCCCATGAGTTGTGTCCGAAAAGCACGACAGGGTTTTTCATGAATGACTCAGTGTTGAGACCTGATTGTCGTACAATCTCACCGTGACGGTCAATGTCATCAGTTGAGATGACAACGTCGAAAGTCCCGTTTGATTCAGCGAGCTTTTCAAGACCACTCACAGCATCGGTTGCACTTTTGCCAGTGATTGCCTTGAGCAATTCAGCTGCCATTTCATCAGTATATTTGATGTGATTTTGTTTTGTCTTTTCCATAGTTTATGAATTAGTTTTTGAATAATGTTGTGAGTGGTGTGTGGGTAGTAAGTAGGCTTTTTATTTACTGTCAGCCTTGAGCAGTTCGATGAGTTGTTCACTCGTCATATCGGGTTTTGTTGTGCCCCCGATTTTTCGAGCAACACTGTCAACCGTTCCGATACCTGCGACCGTGATGAGGTAGATTTTCACTATCTCAAGCATGTCGGTCAGACCTGCCCCGCCAGTTTGAGCCTCGAGTATTGCGACAATCGCTGTGAGTGTCACAACCCAGAATCGAACCGAGCTGAAAAGGTCTTTGATTTTTGCTGTGAATGTGTTTGACGTATTCATGATTTTTATTATATCAGTTATTTTTTATAAAGTGTTTGTTTTTATCCTATGCTTGAGCTCATCAATCATGTCGATTGTCGAGATGCCCGCCAGTGGTCGAGCAGGCTCAACGACAGCAGGTGTCATCAAGTCTCGAGCCCATGTGTCACTCAATCGGTTGCCATAGCATGACTTGCCTGAGTAGTGACGATGCGGGTGAATCTCATTGACTGCGATGTTGTATCGCTGCATCACTTGCTCAAGTAGGTGAGCGAGTGACTTTTCTTGAGCTGCTGTCGGTAGTGTTGCATCAAAGTTTCCTGAGAGACAGATGCCGATTGATGATTTGTTCTGACCGATAGTGTGAGCACCCTCTTGATTCTCAGCTCGACCCGCCACAATCTTGCCGTCTTTTTCAATCACCCAGTGATACCCGATGTCAGACCACCCGAGCCCGTTCACATGCCAGTCTTTGATGATTGCAGCAGTGTGATGTGAAGTGTCGAGCAGTGGGTCTTTGTCAGTGCCCCCAGTGTGGTGCACGATAATTCGAGCAGGCACGTTTGTTGCAGCAACAGGCGGTGTCACGACAGGCGGTTGAGGTGCAATGTTCTTTTCGTATTGAGCGATGATTGCCTGTGAACGATTGAATGTTGTGAACACGTCCCACCCGTCATGCTCAGTGATTGATGCGAGTGTTCGCATATAGTTGCCGTCTTTTGCGAACGGTGTGCTGTTTTTGTAGTATTCCACGACCTTGCCGTCGATGATTGTGCTGTCCATGTGGTCAACAACCTCGCTCAGACCGTTTCGATGACACCTTTTGACCATTGCGTGCACTAGCTCGTGAATCGTCGATGTCTGAGCCTTTTTGAGCCCCTCAGCAGGTCTGTTGTTCACCTCGAGCTCAGTATATTCAGTGTCGAGATAGAATTCATTGAAAAATGACCATGAGGTCACCTCACCGATTCCCTTTTGCCTGCCTCGAGAGTCATATATCGAATTCCACAGGTCAGCTTTTTCAGCATCATACGCAAAGAGCACCATGTGATATTGCCCGAGGTCATACAGGCTCTTGAGTGGTATTGCTTGACGTGCAATTTGTTTGCCGTTCTCAGTACCGAATGCAGGTGTACCGTCTGAGTAGTTTTTGAACACCTTGAGTCGTACTTGCTCGTTTGTCACTGAATTGATTGCAGTGATTTCGAGGTCAGTGTCAGCAACATTCTCGATGTTTTTGTCCCACATCTTTTGTACATATTCCTCGATTTCCTTTCGCCAGTCGTCACGCACCTGATGCCACACGATTGCCAGTTTGAATGTTTTTTTGTTTGCCATAATAAATTTATTGATTAGTGTGTTGATAATTCCGACAGCTCTCAAGCGTCGACAGCGTCCCGAGACACTCGCTCACTGATTCATCGGTGTGAATCGGTGCAATCAGAAAACCGATTGCTGCGAGTAGTATCAAAAGGATTGTGAGAGCTGTGATGTCGGTCATATTTGTTTGAGTTTCACTTGCAACGGTTGCTCAAGCTCGAGCTGTATTGTTTGACTCTCAAGTGACGGCAGCAGCTCGAGCTGTATTGTTTGACTCTCAAGTGACGGCAGCAGCTCGAATGAGTTTGAGTCTTTTGTCACAATCTCAGTTCGATTCTTTGTCACGTCGAATTCAAAAACCCATGTCCAGTAATATCGCTCACCGACGACAAGCGAGTCGAGCACATCTTGAGGTATTCGAGGCTCACGAGTGTGTTCACCTGTGACGGGGTTGCCCACCTCAACCCCTTGCACATCAACGAAGTATTCGACAGGTGTGAATTTTTCAACCAACGTGGTGAAAAAGAAAGGCACGAGCATGAACAGTGAGGCAAAGATTGCCATGTTGATGAGTCGATGTCGTTTTGATAGTTTCATTTTTTTCATGGTTTTATTTTCGCAATCCTTTTATAAAGTCAGCAGGGTTTTTGTCATAAAAGAACCCGACAATCGCCCCGAATATACCGTGAATTGCAAACGGTGTCTGATAGTCAGCTGACCCGATGTCATACAGCACTGAGAGTACCCATACAATCAAAACAACAAACGAGATGATTGTTCGTTCGCTGCCCTCGAATTTTTCATGCCTGATGACGTGTCTGAATCCATAGCCGAGAACGAACCCGACGATGAGACCCGCAACGAATATCAAGATTTGTGTGGTGAATGCGTCCATGATTTATTTTGTTTTTACTATCTCAATGAGCGTATGCAGTGATGACTCAATACCTTTGAGGTGATAGTGAGTTTTGCGAGCGATTGCACTCTCATTCTCTCGAGTTTGTGTACTTTGCTCGATGAATGAGTCATGCAATTTTTCGCTGACCTTGTTGCCTTGTAATGCAGCGAGGCGTGCGACCACAGCTGACTTGATGACAGCTGCAACCTCGGGGCTCAGTCTTTTGTTTTTCACAATCAGACTGATGTTTTTTTGTAGCTCGTTATTTTTCATAATCGTTTTGCTCAAGTACACTGAGCATTTCAGTGAGGAATTTTTCCTCACCGTCAAGCTCTTTTTCACTGACCTCGGTCTGAGCCTTGCCGTAGTCAATCTCACCTGCCACCACTGTGCAGCGACAACGTGGGTGCAGCGGTGCCCACGGCATATCGAGGAATGCTGAGGCACTCGGTGAGCCCCCTGCAATGTGGTCACCCTCTTTGTAGAAAGTTGCCTCGACACTCACCTCTTTTGCGTGAAGTGGTGCACACATCGGGCACACCCGCTCGTCTTGAGCTGTGTACCACTTTTTTGTCTTGACCACACCTGATTGCACGAATGCGTCATTTGTCGCCTGATTCGAGATGTCGAATGTGGTTGTTTTTGCCATGAGTTCGGCTCGCACTTTGTCAGTGTAGTCGTACACCTCATTGATTCGCTTTTCGATTTCCTTGACGTTCTCACCTGCTGCGATTCCCTCTTTGATTGTGTCATTGAGAGCTGCGATTGTGGTCTCGGTGTAGCTGCCTGATGCAGCACCGACGTACTTGTCGAATCGTTCTTGAGTTGCATCAGCGTTCACATCGAATTTCACCATAGGATTGACCGACATGATTGCAGCATCACCCTCACGTTGCAGCAAGTCAGTCAGTGCAGGTGACATGAGTTCGATTGTGAGAGCCATTTCGTCGCTCTTGTTGAGTACATTGAGAGCTTTCTTTGTTTCGATACCTTTGCCCTCTTTGATGTTCTCACGAGCCCATTTTCGAGCCCTGCGAGCCTGTTGAGCATTGAAGTCAATCAAGTCAGCAGTGAGTTGTTCAGCGATAGGCTCAGCCCGATTCACTTTCTTTGTCCACGACTTGTGATATTCCTTGTCCTCATCGTCAGTGAATGCTTTTTGAGAGATGACAGCAACGTCTTTGACGAGTGCTGCGATGTCATCAGCGGTTGAGTTCTTTGTTGCTACTGATGAGCGAGTGATTCGCTTTTTCTTGTTGATTGCCTTTGAGGGTGTACCGAATGGGGCAAACGTCTGAGGTTGAGGAATGATGTCACCACCGTCAACAGGTGAGAGACCGTCACGCTCTCGAGCCTCGTTCAATGTCATGTATGCCTGATTTGCGACACCTGCCTTGATTGATTCAAGCTCATGAGTCTTGTCAGCGGGCACGATTGAATCAAAGTCGATGTACAGCAAGCCTGTCGGGTCGAGGTCTTTGATGACTGTGTTGTTCAACCACTCAACGAATCGTCTCATTTTAGGCTCGAGTGTGAAAAATGCGAATGAGTAGTTTTTCGCCTCAGCATCAGCTCGTGACATTCCACTCTCAGTGATACCGAGGATTGATTTCGGCACACCGAATGCAGCAAGAATCTTGTCACGATACCGATTGTCAAGCTCACTGAATTGCATGTCACGCATACTCTGACCACCCTTGTTGAGCTTTGTGCCGTTCGGCAAGATTGCAGCATTGTGAGCATTGCTCATGCCTCGATGTTTCATTTCCCACCCTTTGCGAATGAGCTCGATTTCCTCTCGAGTTGTTGCTTGAGTCTCAAGTACGTCACCCACCTCACCACCATTCTCAAAGAAGTTTCGATTGAATTCAGTTGCGAATTTTTCAACATCAATCCAGTCAGCAATCTTTGCAGCAGTTCCGACACCGACAAACGGGTTGTCGAGATTCGGGTATCGGTAGTGATAAATTTCCTCAGCAGGCACGTTGATTTTGCCCCCTGTGTTGGTTTTGATTTCATAGCCTGATACAGAAAGCCCGTCAGCAGCGATTTTCACTGTGACGTTTTGAGGCGGTACGGGAATGAGTTGCTTGTCGACCTTTCGCCAGTAAGCGTTGCCGACTAGCTCTGAGTGACCGTGTGTGTGGTACATGAGCTCACGACCGTCAAGAAAAGAGTTCGGCTCAGACAGCAAGTCGAGAATCGGGTGTGAGAATAGTTGCTCATCAGCTTTGTCGTCAGCTGTTTGTCGCATGAGCTTGAGCTCGATACCTGACAGTGATGATGAGATTGTGTCAACACAAACGAAAACCCAGTTTTTGTTTGCGTTCATGAGAGTGGCAGTGTTTGAATCAGCCCGACCGAGACTGAAAGGTGTCCACGTTTGGTTGTTGAAAATATCACCCGCTGATTTCACGGTCGTTGAGACAGCTGATTTGATTTTTGAAAATAATGACATATTGTTTTTTTGCTAAAATTATTATAACAGACTCATATCCACATCGGTGCGAGGATTCCCCCCTCTGTGGGTTTTTGAAACGTGAGTGCAAGAGCGTCACCGACGTTCGGTGATTTCACACCACGTTTCGCCATGTCGTCCTTGCTCTCGAGTTGCACCTGACCTTTTGAGGTCAGCTTGTATTTCGGTGCTGCGAGTTCGTACCAGTCGGGGTGTTCCTCAAGTATCGCATCTCTCAACCATTCTCGCATGTCCTGCCACCCCTCAGCACGCAGGTTGATGAATTGCTCGGGCTCAGTTGCAGCCACTGCGACATTCACCCCCTCGACACGGTCACTCACCGACGGTTGCTCACGCAGTCGGTCAAACGTACCCGCACCGAGACCGATGATGTCGATTCGCAATCGAGCGTTCGGGTACTCTTTGAGATATTTGATTGATTTCCCTGCCAGTACCATTGTGTCAGTTTTCTCAATCGTCTCGAGCACCTTTGCTTTGTTGCCTTTGCGATAAATGAATGCAGCAACGTCGTGACCCTTTCGACTCGGGTCAAGACCGATGAATTCGTCCTCGCCATATTCCTCACGCTCAGCATCAATCGCATTCTCAACGAGGTCGAATGAGATGAGTGTGTCAGTGTCCTTTTTCGGGAATTCCCCGAGCACACGCACACGGTACACGTCTGAATCCTCACCGTATTTTGTTTTCACGTCCTCAATCCACTCTTTTGTCACGAGACCATGAATCACAGTCTCACCCGCAATCACGTTCGGTGTGTCGAATGCACTGATGTGAATTTTGTTGTACAGCGGTGATGAGAACGTGTCGAAAAAGTCACCTGACGGCTTTGTCGGGTTGCCGATTTCAACGAGTCGAGAGCCCTCACTGATGAGACCACCCTCGATTGCCTCTTTGACATGACGACCGACACCCGATGATTCATCGACCACAAAAAGAATGTTCGGTGAGTGCCACCCCTGCATTGATTCCATTCCTGACTCACCGTCTTTTGTAGCGACACCGATTGCATACCAGTCATCAGCGAATTCGAGCTCAGTCTGTTTGACGTACCCCCCGAGATTCACCTTTGCATGAGCATGAGAGCGTTTGATGTTTTTCCACAGCTGATTTTTTACCTGCTTGAAAGTGGGTGCAGTAGTGATGACGATGCACGGTGCGTATGCGTAGAGATACCACAGCACAGCATCACCCATGACCTTTGTTTTGCCTGCTGAGTTACATGACCGCACTGTCGTTCGTTTGTTATCACGAATACTCTCGACAATCTCGAGCTGCTTTTCCCACAGTGAGACACCGAGAGTTTTCTCAAAAAAGAGATTCGGGTCAGCCTTGATGTTTTGCTGATACTCAGTGCCGATTGATTTTCTATCTTGTGTGCTTTGCATTTTTTTCGATATTTTTTCTCATCTTGATACCTGTCGACTCAGCAATCATGTCAGCGAGTGATTCCTGAGCCCCGTGATTCACGTTGATGTCCTCTGACCACGACTCGACCACTTGCAGCCATAGCTTTTGAGCAAAGACACCACCTCGAGTCGCACCCTTGAATATCGAGTGCATGACGGCAGGTGTCAGTGCCCGCCATGTATCGTTTTGCATGTCGAATTTCATTTGCTTGATGTGACGGTCGATTGAGCGAGTTGAGAGTCCCGTTTCCTCAGCGAGTTCAACAGCAGTCGGCTTTCGTTTTTTCTTTTTCAACAGCTTGATGAATGCCTCTTGAATCATCACCTGATTCGTTTCCCAGTCGAGACGAGTCTTTGTGCGTTCCTCACTTTTTGCGGTTGTACGGTTTGCGACAGTTTCAGCCACATCAGCACTCTTTTGACTCTTTGTCGACTTTGTTGCTTTTGCACGAGTAGCAGCCCCCGTGTTTGATTCGGGTGTCTTTTTTCGAGTTGCTTTCTTTTTTCCTTTGTTGGTTGCCATATATTGCATTTAGTATAACAGACAACGTGAATGTCAACAGTAGAAAAGCCCCACGTTTTCACGCAGGGCTTTGCTCGTCTATTCCGAGCCGTCAAGATTTGGTCACCCCCTCTCAATGGTTGTCGGTGTGTAGTGATACTCACCGAAAAATTCAAAGAAAAGTTCAAGCTGCATTTTGTTCTCCTTTCCTCTCACATTGTATCACCCCTCACAGCTGACGCATGTGCTCTCACCGTTGTTGTGAATGCGAGGCTTTGTTTGTGTAGGCTCAACCTTGTCAAAAAAGTCGTCGAGTGATTCCTCTTGCTTTTCCTCTTTTTCAAGTTCGGGCAGTTCGATTGTTTGACCTGCAAAAGAGTGTGAGCAATCACTCAAGAATTCAATCATGCCATTGCGAACGAATGTGTGACAGCGTTTGCAATGAAAAGCAGTGTCGATTTCAGCAGTGCACCAACACGGGTCACCCTGTTTGTGCTCGTTCATGTAGTGACCTGAGCGAATAAGCACTGACGGGTTGAGTGTCGGTGATTCTAGGTCACCATTGAATTGCCAGTCAGTCGGCTTTTCGACACGCACTGAGTGTGTCTCATCACAACCAACACAAAAGAATTCGAGATGAGTATTGTTGTGGGTATATCTTGCTTTCATGAGAGTAGTATATCACTTTCGCTTTCGAGGTTGTGCGGGGTTTGATTTTTGCAATTCAGCAATGGTCGTTCGGTCGTCCATGTATCTACTCACCCCATCCATACGTCGCCTTGCATAGTCAGTGACAGGCTCGTCTGATTCTTTGAGTGGTTTCGGTTGTGGTGTTGGTCGAGGTGTTCGACTCAGTACATCATCGCAATCATTGCAGGTTGTCCACGAGGGCACGATGAGAGTTCGACCGCACTTTTTGCATTGTTTTTTCATACCTTGAGCAAGATTCTATATGCCTCACGACATTGCTCGACTGTGAAGTCACCGAAGTGACACTCAGCTCGAGTGATGTCCATTTCACGAGCGAGCCAACAGTATGCCGACTCTTTGAGATGTTTGTCGCATTTCCACACACCCATGAGGCATTTGTTGATGAATAATTCCTTTGTCAATTTCCGAGCTTTTCGCATGTGAGCGTTTGCCATTTGCCCGAGTGGTTTTCGAGTATTGTTGTGACAACCGACGTATGCGTCACACTGACGGCACAGCCATATCATGTGAGCTTTTTCATTGTATATTTTACCATATATCTCAGCGTGAGATACCCACTCAGCAGGTGAATCACAGAAAGGGCAGTCGATGTGAATGTTCTTGCTCATGATGTCAATCGTTTGTGAATCGGTGCGTCGTCCATTGCCTCAGCCATTTGAGCGATTTGAATTTGCCGTCGCATTCTCGCCTCATATTCCTCGAGCGATTCTTTTTTGCCGTCACCGATTTGCTTGCCTGAGTCCTCAGTCTCACCCTTGAAAAACAGGTCATGTTTTTGCACGAATGCGTTGAGTGCCAGTGTCTGAATTCGCTTGAGTTCCTTTTTGTACATCGGCACGAGCACGTCGATTGCGTGAGTCACCTCGAGATGTTCTGAGTCAGTAAGGTCAGTGATGAGAATTTTGAATCGCTTGTTGATGAACACTGAATCATTGCCACCGTATCGCAGCATGATTTGATGCAAGATGTCCTGATTGATGCTTTTGTACGAATACTCACGTTGAGTGCGTTTTGTTTTTGCATTCATCACCTCATCAATGTCGAGATTGTGTTTTTTGCAAAGGTTTTGCAGCACCCGTCGAGCAGCCTCAGATTCGTGACCATTGTCAGCCTCAATCTTGCTGATGAGAGCTTTGATGATGCGTTCGTGTCGTTCGCTGTTATCTTTTGCCATAGCTCATTTTTTTAGTGAGTGCATCAAGCCCCTCGATTGGTTTGCCTGCAGGTGCTGATAACTGAGGAATGTCGACACCTTTGCCGAGCATTTGCTGCTGATTGTTTTCGACGAGGTATGTCACTCGTCGTTGAATGAGACCTTGCACACCTCGATAGTGGTCGAGTACCCCCTCACGCTTTGCATGATTGTGGTCATCGGGGTCAGACCCGAACACATAGTCATCATTGAACCCGAGATGCTTGCCGTAGTGAGGCAGTATGTCGAGAATTTGAGAGCCTTTGAGTGGTCGACCGTTGATGATTGTTTTGCCGTCGAATAAAAAGACAAAGTACGCTTTCTCAACCTCGAGCTCATCAGCGATGATGTACTCGTGTGGTTTGTAGCCGATTTTTACTTTGAAAAAATGTGTGTTGTTTGGTGTGTTGTTCATGGTGTTGGTTTTTAGAGAATCACGTTTGCAGTCTTGCCGACGTGTTCATTCTTTTTGCGAATAAATGCGTTGCTCAGTGCGTCCCATTTGTCAGCCAGTTGGTGAGGTGTAGTGATTTGCGGGAAGTAGGGCAGCACGTTTGATTTTGGCAGTAATGTGACGACTTTCATCACTTGCTCGAATGTGTGAGTCTTGATGAGGTGCTCAATCGCTGAGCGTTGAGTTTTGTTGCCATACCACCGAGTGTTCGATGAGTTGACGACAACGAATGAGTCAATCACGTCGACGATTTGTTGATTCAGAATTTTCTTTGAATCATCGACGATTGAATCAGTGAGTTGTTGAGTGTCATCACCCGCATCGTCAGATGCAAGGTCTTTTCTATCCTTTCCTATTCTATCCTTTCCTATACTGCGTTGACGATTGGTTGCCGATTGGTTTTTGTTTGGTTGTGATAACTCTTGCCACACTGATTTGACCTTGTCGTTGTTGAGTTTTTCAGTCTTTTCGTGCTTGATTGATATGTTGCATTTTTTGCATATCACTGAGATGTTGTCGAGTTCGTGCTCGCCACCGTCTGAGAGTGGTGTGTTGTGCTGAATTGTGGGTTTGTTCACCCCTGTGCTTATTCCTGCTGAGTCCTTTTTTGACGCTGACCGCATCTCAGCATCACATATCGGGCAGTGCTCACCCTCGAATGCTTGCCTGATTTTGTAGGTGAATGAGTACGGCAGTGAGCTCGATTTCATTTTTTCCTCTCGAGTTTTTTGCCAGTCGGGACGGTCAGCTGACGGCAATTCAGCAACCGCATTTTCTTTGTTCTCAGTGTACGCTTTGTTTTCTTTGAGAGCGAGGGTTTGACGATGAGCAAGGTATCTCGTCGGTGTGTATCGGTCTTTGCGAATGCCGTTGTGCATTTGCCAGTGTTTGACGACACATACCCCGTCATCAAAGGTGATGATGAATCTTTTTGCGATGAGAATTTTCATGTCATCGTCTGATGCACCGAGCATTCTCATGATGCGTTTCGGGTTTGAGATGAACCCGTCATCGTCAGCCCGCATGTTCATGTGAAAGTACAGATTTTGTGTTGAGTCGGGCATGTCGAGAAAAGCGTCACTGTCGACGATGTCCATTGTGAACATTCTTTTGTGTGCCATTGTTTTTTGGTGTGTTGATAGCTGATAATGTACTCGAGAATCGGCTCATTGAGTGAGTCATCACCCCTTGCAAGTGTGATGAGTCACTCGACGAGTGCAAGGGTCGAGTGTCCCTTGATTGTATCATGAATGATTTTGAGATTTTCACTCGGGCTCGATGAGCTGTGCATTTCCTGTGAATATCTCGACAATGCAGTGAGCGTCCTCGCCTTTTTTGCATTTTCGACAGCCTTGCATTGTATATTTCACATACTGATTCGAGTCATCGGGCATGAGTCCTGCGTGCACGAACCCGTCCTCAATCATCTTGACCATTGCTGAGAGATTCGATGAGTCGAGCAGATTGCCCTCAAGAGCGAATGTGTATTTGATGATGACAGGGAATTCAGCAATCTCGAATTTGATGTCGTCAACCGCCTCTCGAGCTGCCCAGTAGAATGACTCGTGCAGTGGTGACCGTGATTTGTAGTGCATACGGTAGTACGCATTCGTGCTCACCTTTTCATGAATGATGACCTTGATGTGGTCGTCGTTTATTTCCTCAATCATAGCCCGAGCTCTTTTCGAGTTTTATTGTACAGCGACTCGAGGCTCGGGAATGGTACGTGAATGCCTGCGAGTGCGATGTACCGATTGAAAATGTCATACACCTGATTGATTTCATCGGTTGTGAGGTCTTGAGTCGATTCTTTGCCCGTGTGTTCGATTTGAGCGATTCGCCATATCTCTTTGATGTGCTTGCCTGTGAGGGGTACATCAATCATCGGGAATTCCTCGAGTAGTTTCATGAGACCGTACCCCGCTGCGTCGTATTCTTTTGCAGTGAAGTCAAACAGCAGGTGCAGCGATTTTCGTTGTTGGTCTGATGTTGTTGGTTTTTGCTTTTCGGGCTCATCGAGCGGTGTACCGATGTGACGACCGCATTCACTGCATTCGTGACGGTGAGCCCAGTCGTTGTTTGAGTTGATTGTTGCTTTGCAGCAGTCTGATAGTTGTGTTGTCATTTTTGGTTTTTGTTTGCATGAATAGCAATCTTTTGAGGGCACTTTCGGCAGCTCGCAGATGCTGTGCTGATATTTTTTCGTTTTCTTTTTTTCATCAGTGAGTATCTCAATCGACAGGCATTGTTTGCATTGAGACAGAATTTCACCCTGCATTTCAGTTGAATTCAGATGCTCTCACGACTCGACCTGACTCGATTGTGTAGCCGAGACCTTGCCAGTAGGGTGCATCTTTGCCGAGTAATTCCTTGAGTGTGGTCTTGCCCTCAGATTCGATGTGACCGAGCGTTTTCTTTGTCGCTTTTTCCACTGCGACGACTTTCCATATTATTGAGCCGTTGAGGAATTCAACCCCCCTTCGAGTGAGAACCCAGTTGCCGTGCTCAGTGTGTTTTGCGACGAGACCGTGGTCACCGAGCACTGTCATGTTGACACGTTGTGCGACGGTGAAAAGTCCTTGAGCGAATAGTTCTTTTTGTGGGTGCACTACATTCACGCCTTTTTTCTCGATGAATTCTGAGATGATGACTAGCATTCTTGCATATCCTTTTGACAGCACAGCGGGTTTGTAGAGTCTTTGTGAGCAGCATTCGCACCGCTCGTCGATTTTCTTTGATTCGTTCATGGTGTGTTGATGATTATTCTCAAGAGCTGTGAGAGAGTAGTCATTTTTTGATGACCCTCACACAGCCCTTGAGCTGTGTTGATAATTATTTCAACCCGAGATTTGCCTTGATTGCTTTGATGTCAGCAATGAGGTTGACGAGAATCTCAGACCGCAACCCGTCGGTCAGAATGCCGATGTAGTTTGCGATGATGAGAATGTTCTCAGCATCGAGTTTGTTGTACGTCTGAGGTGAGTTCGGGAATGCGTACCGAATCTCAGTCTTTGCCCCTTTCACGGGCTTTTTTGTTTTCGGGTCGACCGCAGGGTCGAGTTTGATTTCCTTGAGGTCTTTGATAGTGAATTCCTTTTTTGTTTTTGATGCCATTTTGTTGAGTGGTTAGTCTTTGAATAAGAAGTGCAGAATGAGCCACCCGACGACCCATTTCCACGATGAACCGATAATGAGTGCAATCAGTGCGAAAAGTAAAAACATACTACTGTTTTGAGTGATGCTCGTCGGCACACTTTTGACAAAACTTTGAGCCGTTTCGCTTTTCACCCTCGCAGCCTGAGAGCTTGATGTCGATGATTTGGTATGACTCACCGTCATCAGATATTTTGACCTCAGAGCTCGCATACGCTGCATTGACGCAGCATTTTTTGCTGATTTGCTGAGCGATGCGGTGCTTGATGTCAATTTCAGAAAGTCTCATGACTAGAAAGGAATGTCATCGGGGTTGATGTCCTCGCTCGGGTAGTCGGGCAACACTGAGGCACTGTTGTTTTGTGCAGCAGGTGCAGCAGGTCGTGATTGCTGACCGCCCCCATTGTTGTTGTCTTTTTGCTCTTGCTCGAATACTGAGAATGTGACGTTGCTGTCATTCATCTCGATGATTCGACTGATTGAGCCGTCCTCTTTGTGGAATTCGGTCATTGTGCCGACGTTCGCCCAGAAAGTTTTTTCCTCATTTCCTGATGTGTACTTTTTTGGGTTTGTGATGTTGAATCTTTTGACTTGCATGATGTGTTGTGTTGGTTATGCGATTGCTCGCTTGAAGTGATAAATGATTGAGGCAGTTGTGCCACCCCATGAGACCCCTGTGTTCCCGCTGATTGGTACGACTGCGACGAGTTCCCACCCGTTCGCACCGTGAGCATTCAACATTCCCTCAGTTGCCTCTTTGTCGATTGACCGACCTGTGAGACCCTTTTTCATTTTCGGTGTCTCGGTCATATATTCGTATTGAGTCATGACTATTTTTTCGACCCGTGAATCGGGCACTCGTCATTCTCACAGTCATGCCCCAGTGAGTTGATAATGCTCTCGAGCGGGTTTGTAGGCTCAGCGAATGATGCAACGAATTTCGCTTTGTTGTATTCATTTGCGACGAGCAGATTCCCGATTTCCCCGATGTTTGCACTCTTGACTGTGTACCCCACCCCGTCGCTGATGAGCATTGATGATTGCAGTGTGAGTGCACTGTCACCATACTCATTTTGATATTCTTTGATGAGGTCGTGAACGGTTGAGAGTGTCTCAAGAATTGTGTCGAGTTCCTTTTTTTGTGCTTTTTTCATGGTGTGTTTTTGAATTAGTATTTTGATTATTTCAATGTTTTTGCAATGACAGGGTCAATGCGGTACACGTCGAGCAAGGCTTTGAACACCTTGAATGATGTGACGAGTTCACCACGACTCACAGTGTGTGTCATGTATGACCCCGCTTTGCGAATGACGTTGAGGTCTTTGTCGAGCACGTCGTCTTTTGTGAAGTTCACAATTTTCGCACCGTGCACCTTGATGCCTGTCATTTCCTCATACGCTTTCATGTACGCAGCGATTTGATACACCTGAGACGTGTACACGCCCTTTGATGTTTTATAGTCGATGATGTACAGCTTGCCGTCGATTTCAGCGAGAGCATCGCATTGACCGACAAAGTTGTGACGCTTTGAGTAGATTCTGAATTCACTCGAGATGAATTTCGGGTTGACCTCAGATTTCCACCCATTGAATGCGTCGACCCCCTGCTGAGCAAGCACCTTGTCGGTGTCTGAGAGCTCAGCGAATTTTTCAACCTCATTGATGTCAGTTCGATTGTGCTCGGCAAAGTCGTGCACCACTGTACCAACATCGGCAGCCTCTTGCTTTCGCTCAGTGTACGCACCTCGTGCGATGTTGAGCATTGAGACCACGTCGTCACGGGTGAATTGTGCACCGTCTCGCATGTGCTCGAGCATTCGTTCCTCAAACATTCTCACCGCCCATGACATGAGCTGATTCGATTTGTCGAGTTTGCCGACCACTGATGAGGGTGATGCAATCCATTCGTTTTTTTCAACACCGTCAATGCTGATGAGTTTGTATCGGTGTGATGTTGGATAAAAGTCGATGACGATTGTGTCGTCGTAGAGCGTGAATCGCTCAGTGATTGTTTTTGCCATGACTAGTTTGCTTGAGCATTAGAGATTGCAACAATCAGCTGCATCTTTGTGCCCGATACAGGCAAGCCGAGTGATTTTGCCATTTCCTTGAGCTCAATCAGACTCATGTCACCGAGTTCAACGTCCTGTGATGCGTTTTCAGCGTCATTTGCTACTGAATCGACCTTTGTGTCGGGTTGAGCAGTTTCGGTTGACTGTGGTGCATTTTGGCTTGTTTGAGCAGGTGTTTTGACCTCATCAGCAGGCGTTGCAGTGTCATACCCGAGTTGAGCTGCAATATATTCGTATTCGGGCTTGATGTATTTGCCGAGTTTGCCCGTTCGGTCTTTTGAGGTGCGTGACTCATCACTCGGGTCGAGGAATAGCACACGCTTTGTCTCATTCTCACCTGACTCAGCATTCTTGTTTGTAACAGTCCCCATGTATGCAACGATGTCGACCATTGTGACGAGCTCGTCTGAGAGCTTTGTTGCAATCATTGGTCGTCGCACGATAGTTTCACCGTCAGTCTTTTCATCGACGTGAGCAACGATGACGATGTTCTTGTTTGTGTCTCGCAGCCACTTGATGAAGTTTCGCATTTTCTTTTTCACCTCGCCCCACCCTGCAATCGACAGGTCACCCGTACCGCCTTGACGATACTTTGCCCCATTGATTGACGGTGACTCGATGAGCTTTTGCATTGCCTCACCGATAGGGTCAATCACAATCGTGTCATAGTTTGCGATTGCAACCTTGAGCTGATTGAAGTCCTCTTGTGTGAACCATTCTTTTTGTTGTGCAACATCAATTTTGATGCCACGTTCCCCGAAGTATTTTGCACCGTTCTCAAAGTCGATGAGTAGCGGTCGAGGGAATGTTGAGGCAAAAGTTGTCTTGCCCACCCCGCCCATGCCGTACACAATCATCATGATTGATGCGTTTTTCGGATAGTTTGATGTGTTGGTAATTTCCATATATGGTGTGTTGATTATTTTGAACGAGACTCGGGTCGACCGAATGCCACCATGTGTGAATTCGTCCGACAAAGTGCCCCGTTCGATTTGTAATACTCATACTCGATTGAATCACTTGACTCAACGTGAGCACGAATTTGTTTTTTTGTGGGTGCTGAATCGAAAACCACTTTGTGATTCCCCTCAACCAACAGGTCAAACGGCTCTTTGCGATATACATGACCCATGTCTCGCACCGTGTAGCCTGATTGCCACAGTTTTTTCTTTACTACCTGTTTTTTTTCGTTTTTAGTCATGCCTGTTCATTATAAATGGTTTATGATGAAAGTACAATGAGCTGTGTGTGAATTGCGTTGTGTAATGGTGCTACTGATTCAATGCTAGTTCTCGCAAGATTGCGTCACCGTAGGCACATGAGTCGAATGGTACACCGTACCGATTGACCCCGCTTGAGCATGTTACCGTCCCCCCATTCCACACATGAGCAATTTGACGCTCAGTGAACCCCCTGTCGAGTAATTGTTGAATCTTGAGAATTGCCACAGTTTCCTCATTCTTGCACGTTTGTTTCGGTATCTCACCGAGCATTTGTTTTGCGTATAGTTCCCACGTTGACCTCATGAATTGGTACGCCCCTTTTTCACCTGAGAGCCCTTGAGCTGAGCAGTCGCCCTCACTCTCATGACGTTTGATTGCAGCTGCTATTCGCTGAGCTGCGGGGCTGACCCGAAAGACACGAGTTCATGACGCACGTCCTCAACCTGAGAATCGAGAGCTGCCTTTTCAGCATTGAATTTTTCGATTTGTGCTGCCTTTTGTGCATCGAGTTTCGCTATCATTTCAGCACGCTCAGCGTCGAGCTTTTCAATCTCTTGAGCGTGTTGAGCTTTGAGCTCATTCACTTGCTCGTTGATGTAGATTTCCTCAGCGAGCAGTTCTTGTTGCTTTTGGAATTCCTCACGAGTCATGATTTGAGCGAGAGCTTTTTGTCGCTCTTTTTCGTCAGCTGACACGCTGTCGATTTGCTTTTCAATGGTTGATGTTGCGATTCGCTCAGCTGTGTATGTTGTTGAGAGAATGTCGCTGTTGTTGAGTACAAAGTACCCACCGATGACGACTGCTGCAACAAGTACAAAGGTGATGAACCTTGACCGTCTCTTTGATTTGCTATGTTTCATAAATTGGATTATTGGATAATTTCACCGTTGCCACCTCGCACCACGGCATTGATTTTGATACCGAGTGCGTCGCACGTTGTCTTTTCAGACTCAGTGAGAAAAAAGCCTTGATACTCTCGAGACTGAGATTGCAGTTTGTAGCAATTCACCTCAGATTGTTTTTCAAGAGCGGTAAGCATGGCAAAGAAAAACAGACAGACGAGAGCGAGACCGAGCACTATACCCACAAAATTTTGTATGATTTTTTTCATGATTATTTTTTGATAGTTATTTGTGCACCACAATGGTGACAGTTGATAATTCCCTCAGTCAGTCCCGATGTGAGCAGTTGCTCGCAGTTTGGATTCGGGCACAGCTGTCGGTTGCAGTAGCACACCTCATCGTGCTCGCAGAACCCGTGTCGGTCGTAGCAATACGACTGAGGGTGCTCGAGAGCGATTGTGTAGCTAGGCATTTGCTCGTTCATAGTCATCAATGTGATTGAGAGTTCGATTCAGCACGTCGACTGATTCCTCAAACGTGGTGACCTTTGACATTTTCATGTCGAGATACTCGCCCATTTCCTGCATCATTGTTTTCGGCTTTTGCTTTTTGATTGTTGTTTTTTTTTGTCATGTTTTGGTGTGTTGAATGATTTTGATAATTGATGAGGTCGACCCCTTTCCTCATCTCTTTATATCATAATTGATTTATGATGAGATGACAAGACCATGCAAACACAATGTGGGGATAACTCAGACAATAGAAAAGCACCCACCGAAGTGAGTGCCTTTCAGTATTGAATGTGTCTCGAGATTATCAAGACCATACCAACACACCATGCTGACCGAAGTCAGCCTCAACATTATACAGCAGCCGAGGCGGGTGTCCTAGTTATAACCCCCGAAGTCGAGAATGTTGAAATACCCCGCTTTGTTGAAATATGCACCACGTCTCACAGCTCGAGACATTCCTCGGTCAGCCTTTGCGTTCACACCGTCCACTGAGTATTGGTCAGTCGTTGAACCTGCATCACTGAACATGATGCCCTGAGTCGGTGCATATTGGTTTGCTGAGATTGAGAACGGTGCTGAGACAATACCTCGAGAGCGAATCAATCGAGATGTGCTGCGAGCAACACCGATGACTCGTTCGATTGTGCCTGCTGATGTAGCAATCGCACCTGCTGTGTCGCTGAGAAAATACTCAGCCCCGTCGGTCAGTGTGAGACCGTGAGAGTCAGTGATTGTTTGCCAGTCGATTTGCACTGCCTCAGCAGCAGCAGCATCAGCCATTGCGAACCCGACAAAGTTGAGTCGAGAGTTGAATGCAGCAGCACTTGCTTGCACAACGCGGTCAGCCTCACCGCCTGAGAAAGTAAACTCAAAATAAAAACTCTCTTGAGAACCGAGTGCAGTATATGTGCCAGTCTCTGATGATGCTGAATAGGTCGTGCCCGCACCATACGCAGCACCTGAGTCGGTGTATATATAGTGGTCGACGTTGTTCGCACCACAACCCGCAATGATGTAGAGAGTTTGCCCTTGATAGGCACTCATGTCGACAGCCATTGTGAATGTCCTCACCCCGTTTGTGTTCTCAGCAAGTTGTGCTGAGTAGAGAGTCGTCGGTGAGCCTGTGATTCCCGTTTTGATTTTGAAATATGTATAATCGTTCGACTTGACGTTGATTTTGAGTTTCATCTCAGTGAGTCCAGTTGCATCAGCGGGTACGACAAAAGATTGTGCATACCATGTGGTTTTGATGTTTTTCTGAGTATCGTTGACTATTTGGTCGAGCTCGAGTGTGTCCCACCCTGCAATCGTAAGTGCAACAGCATCACCCTCAGTGATTGATTCGTTTGCAACAAAGTCACCCAGTGGATTGTAGTTTGCTGCCTTGATTGTATTCCCGCTTTTTATTGACATATTATGTTGATGAGAAAGTTATTTGATAATTGATGAGAGTGTCCTCGCCACTCGCTTTTGTGAATGCAGGGTCGATGATTGACCGAGCAAAAAGTTGTGCCCCGCAAAAAATACCGAATTCAGAATACGAGCCATTTGCAAGCTCAGCGTCAGTGATGAAAAAGTCCATTTCGATTGATGTCGCATCACGATTCACAACGTCAGCACGGTCGATGCCTGTGAGCACCGCTGTCTCAAGACCTGTGTCAGTTGCAGTCGGTGCGGTCGTGCCCGTTCCGATTGCAGCTTTGTCGATGTTGAGCGGGTATGTGGTGAGCCCCGCAAGATGCTGAGTGATGAGGTCGAGACCTGCATTCGTAGTCGACACGACAAGGTTTGTGTGATGAGTCTCACGCAAAAGTTCTTTTGTGCCCGCTTTGAAAACCTTGAGTGTGTATTCACCCTTGATTTTCATGCCCGCATTTTGTTGTACTGTGTTGAGATTTTTCATGCTATTTTTTGACAGGTTTCGGGTCGATGACAATCGTCGGCTCTTTTTTTGATTCTCGCTTGAATGCCTCGAGGTCTTTGAGTATTTTATCACGTCGCTCAGTGAGTTTCGTGATTCCTGCATCAATTTGTGAGAGTTGCTTTTCAAGCACGGTGCGGTCGAGCTTTCGTTTTGTCACGACAAGGTCATCAGTCGTTTCGACGACCTGTTTTGTCACCTCAATCACCTCGTTTTCTAACGGGTTGAGAACATTTTTTTGTGTGATGTATTCGAGCTCTTTTTTCATAAATTTATTATAACAACAATTTCATCATTCGTATGTCGAATAATTGTATACACCTGCCCCGACGACACTCTCAGCCTCGTCGTCATACAGGTACGGTGCTGATGTTGTTGTCGGTGCGTCCATTGAATCAGTGACACCGATTGCCTCAGCTGATTGCAGATAGTTGAGCAAGGTCTCAGACTCACCGTCACGCAGGTCGTCAGAATCAAGCTGCCCGAGCAAGTAGTCGATGATGCCGAGTGACCTCAGTGACGCAAAATTGACCGTATACTCGGGTTTGAGCCCCTCATGGTCACGATACTGCATTGATACCGACTGAATGAGCACACTGAGCGTTTTTGAGCGTGCTGAGCTGTTGATATTGAGCACCTGACCCGCTCTCAAGCCTGCTGTGTACGTTTTGAATGACCCGTCATTGATTGTCGCTGCATAGGCACTGAGCTCAGCTTTCGCTCGTTCGATTGCTTGCTCATTTGAGACGATTGATTTGTCTTTGACGATTGCCTCATACAGCCCGTATTGAGAGATTGAAACGGCACTCGGTACTTTCACGAGAATCGGCACGAGTGGGGTACCTGTCATTTCGATGTTGCGAGTACCTGCTGCGGGAATGTTGCCCGCTGTGAACCTGATTGTCTTTTCAGCGTATGACCACATGCAATCGAAGTCAGCATCGTCATTCAACCCGTCGACCCCGACAGTCTGAGCAATACCGCCCACCTCGACAACAGGCTCGCTGCTGAATTTCACGATAGTATCGAACACGTCGATGACACCGTCACCGTTCGCATAGATGACCCGAGAGTCACCGATTTTTGTACCACCCTCGACAGTGATTGAGTTCCTGATTTGACTCAAGTCCTCAGTGATAGTGAGTGAGTCGTATATATAATTTTTTGAGGTGTCAGTCAGTGAGAAAGGTGCAGGCTCGGTGTTTTTACTGAAAAAGTGAATGTCTTTGTTGTAGTCGACATACCACGAATAATTTGTGAGCTTGCTCAATTTTTTGAGACACTCTGAGAGCGGTATTCGATTGAATGCGATTGAGACAATGTTGAGTGTTGCCCCGCCCACGTTTGTGATTGTGAATGAATCAGCAGCTGCGTATGTGGTGATGAGGTCGTCGATGATTTCATACACGGTTTGATTCTCGTATCGCTCAGTGACCATTTTTCGGTCAAGATATTGTGAAAAGTCTTTGCAGGTGATGTCGTATCGCACAATTTTTCGCTCAGTGGTTTGAGAGATTGCAACAATCACCCCACCGAACACCTTTGTGCCACCCTCATTGAGTGTCACCTCTTGATTGATTGTCGGCACGAATGTTTTTGCTGCGTGAGTGGTCACCTCAAAAGACAACGAGTCGACTCGTTCATTGAGGTTGTCTTTTTTTCTGATTGATGTCGACACAACACTTGATGTTCGGTCGACAGCATTGATTGTGAGAGTTGTTGACATTGTGCGTTTTATTTAGCGAATCGGGTGTTGAGTTGGTACTCACGAATGATGCGGTCACCCATTCTCTCAGCGAATTCTCGCTCACCGACCATTGTGTTGATGTTGATTGTCACCCCGCCACCGTTGCCGATTCCGAAGTTCTTGAGCTTGTCGAGTGGAATCACCGCCTCAGCACCTGCCTCACCGATGTTTGCGAGTGTGCTTTGAGTCACGATACCACCCTCAGCAAGTCGAGGAATGTCGACCTTTGCAATTTCCTGTACGTTCACACCGAATGTGCGACCACCGATTTTTGGCACCCAGTCGGGAATCGAGACCTGAATTTTGTTCATGCCTCGAATCAAAAAGTTGAGTGCACTGATGACACCGTTCGCCATTGATTCAAACAGCCCGATGATGCCGTTGATGTAGGTTGCGAATGCCGACGAGATTGCCTTTGCCACGATGATTGCACCCTCTTTGATGTTATTCCACACACCCGAGATGAGCTCACCCATTTTTGTGAAAATACCTGACACGAATGTGAACATTGTTGTGAATGCACTCACCACCGCTGTACCGATTGCAGTGAATAGGTTTGAGAACCATGAGAGCATCGGGGCAAGAAAGTCGAGAAAGTTTTGCCATGCCCATTTGATTGTCTCGAGATTCTCAGACCAGTTTGCAACGAACCATATCACCACCGCCACGATTGCCACGACTGCAGCAATGATGAGACCGATAGGTGAAAGCAAGAAAGCGAACCCGAGAGCGAGCAGTTGCACACCTGTGATGATTGTCGGCAATACAAGCCCGATGATACCGAGCACAGCAACAAGACCTGCGAGAGCACCCGCAACGATGATGATTTGCCCGAGCAGTTTCGGGTTTTCTTGAGCCCATGCAGCGAATTTTTCGATGATAGGTGTCACCGCAATGAGTAGTCGTTCAACCACAGGCAAAAGAGCGTTACCGATTTGCCCCTTGAGGTTTTCTGAGCTCGCTTTCATTCTATCCATGCGGTCAGCCACAGTGTCGACAGGGTCACCGAGTTTTGTCATCGTCACCTCGGCTTGTTCCATGACGGCAGTGTTGAAAGCCACCTCTCGAGTCATGCCCTCAGTTGAGAGCATCAATTCCTCGATTCGTTCACGCACTTTTCCTGATGAGATACCGAATGAGTCGAGACGCAAGATTGACTGATTCGCCATCATCAATGCGAAGTTTTCCATTGATTCAGTCGCACCGTTCCCCATAGCAGTACCGAGACGAGTTGAGATTTGAGCGAGTTTTTGCATTTCCTCTTGAGACGTTGCGAGACCCATTGCCATGAATTTATTGCCTGCGAGCATGAGGTCAGTGTCTTGCACCATGCCTCGAGTCGATGCACGCAATTTGTCGAGTGAATCAGTTGAGATTGCCCCGATTGATTTGTTCAATGCGTCAAAGGTCTGAGCAGCACGCTGACCCTCAGCAGCTGCGTCGATTGCTTGCTTTGCCCCGTATGCAATACCCGCAAAAGCTGCTGTACCAACAGCAGCCATTTTCGTGAACGTCGCAGACATTCCTTGCAGTTTTCCCTTGAGTCCCTCGAGTGAGTCAGATGCACCTCGAAAGGCTTGCTGAGTTTTATTCTCACCTGTGATGACGACTGCGATTTTTTTTGTGTTGTCTGATGCCATGAGTTATTTTTTGTTCATCTTTGCGTACTCTTGATTGCGTTTTTTGAGAGCGTCACCGAGTGCCTCGAGATAAGCCTGTGAGTTGCTTTTCAGCTCTGACTCAGTCCACCCCATATCGAGACACAAGTTCGCATACGGGGCTATGCTTTTTTTGCCTCGAATTTGTTTTGCTCAATGACAGCTGTCATTTCCTCGAGTGCTGACACGTCGAGCTTTTTGATGTTTTCGGCATTGATTGGCAGCGGTTGCTCATTCTCGTCGGTGAAGTTCCACGACTTGATGAGAATCGGCAGCATGAACAGTGCCTGAGTCATCGGTGCTGCGTTTGAGTCAAAGTTTTCAATCTCACCGACTAGCAATGAGGTGTACATTTCGACCTCAGCCCCCTCGTATGATTCGAGCTTGAGTGTCTTTGTTTTTCGTTGGTCTTTTAGAATTGGCATGTTGTTTTGATGTTATGGTTTTGAATAATTTTGCGACTAGTAGGCAGTTTGCCCGTTGATGAGGATTGCGTGAATCATCTTTGCATCACTCACTGAGTACAATGCCTTGAATGATACTGATGCACTGATGAGGTCACCGTTCCCGTAGTTTCGAGTGAAGTCACTGATGTGAGCTTTGTACACGTCGAGAGTCAGTTGTGGGTAGTTTCCTGAGCCGAGGTCAGTTGTGTCGTTGAGCATATCAAGTCGCAGTGCGATTTTTGAGTTTGCGAGTTGCTGAGTTTTGAATGTCTCAGCGTCAAAGAGCATTTCGATTTCCCCCTCACATGAGAACATCTTTGTGAGAAAGTCTTGAGGTGTTGAATCCCCGAGTGCAATGTCCTCGTCAGTTGCTTTGTCGAATGTGAGATTGAAGTTTTGCACTTTCACCTCAGTACCTGCATCGAGCCCTGATTGAGCTGTTGCGTATTTCACTGTGATGTTTTTCGGCAAAAATAGATTCTCAGTCAAGTATGACGGTGTCGGGTCAGACATTGTCTCACCTGCCTTTGCTTTGAACCCTGATGTGAATTTCACATACTGACCGATTTCAGCACTGATGCCGAATGATGTCAGTACCCCGAGAGCGTGCTTGTAAGATTGCACATTGTCTTTTGAAAACAGTGTGAATGCTTGTTGCTGAGCTGATTGAACGAGGTTGAATGTGTGAGTGTTTGAACCCACAGCAGGCGTTGCCGTTTCAGTAGTTACACCACCGAAAAGAGCGAGCAACAGATACCCGATTGACTTGTCTCTCACGTTCCCCTCAAGGCTCATTTCAGCTGATGTTTTCACATTGTCAGCGTTTGGTGCGTCCTCAAGTACCCCGAGAGCAGATTCATCGTTGATTGATTCTGTTTTATCGTCGAGATTCACTGATAATCGTGGAATCCACACGTCAGCTGCTGTCTCAGCCGTTCCCCGTGTCCCCTCTTTTGCAAGCCCGAAAGCTGCTGTGCGTCCTGTTGATTTTGACATGATAATTGTTGTTATTTATTTTTTGATAATGCTGCGACTTTCTTTTGATAAATTTCCTCAGCCTCACGAGCTGAGCTCGCCTCAATGCTCATCGCAGGGGCATTGATTGAGGGTGTGAAGTTGTACACATTCTTTGAGCTCTTGTTTTCAACACCTTTGCTCTCAGACGTGATTTGTTTGTTTTTATATCCTGTTTTCATAATGTTTTTTTAGCTCTTTGATTAGCTAGTAATAGTATAACAGACCCGTGGTTTGATTGTGACAACGAATGTCACAAGCTGTGCACCGTTGAATTCATCTTGCTCAATCGGTGAGACCGCAGGTGATACACCGCCCTCAGCAACACCACCGAGAGTGAAGTCGTCATCGAAAGCATTTGAGATTGTCTCAGCGAGGCTCTCGATTTGGTCGATGCTCGTGATGTCGTCACCTTTCATGATGACCACCATGTCAAAGGTATACGTTCTCTCATTCGTCGCTGTGTCGAGCTCGATGCTCTCGAATGACGGGGGTTGCAGTATCACAGCAGGGAATGAGGTCAGATTCGGGTCAGCGAGTGGGTGAACCTTGAATGAGCGGTTGAGCACAAGCGAAAGGTCACCGCTCGTGACGAGGGTGTCGAGAATTGCTTTGATTTTAGTTCTGAGGTTTGCAGCTGTCATATATTTTTTATAAATGCGTCCATTGCATTGTTGATTTCCTTGTTCACGTTCTTTTCACCTGAGTCAGCGATTCGTTTCATGAACGGGTTTGATTTGATGAATCGAGTCCCCTCATGCACAAACACCGAGTAGTATGTCGTCGGTCTGATTGAGCCATACAAGTATTTGAGCTCGATACCTTTCCCGAACGATGCTCGAGTCGTGTGAGTCGGCTTTTTGAATTGTAGGTTTTCAGCCTTTTGAGATTCCTCATGCAGTCTGAAAATTGCACCATGCAATCCCTTTGTCAGATACTCAGCAGCTTTCACGGGTGCAGTCTTGAGTGCAGCTTTGACAGCCGACTCATTCCTGAGCTCGATTTTGATTGCTACGCTCATAAGCCGAGAGCATGGTTTCGCTTGTAAGGTGCAATGAGAGCCCACTCAGCAGTCGTGATGAGTGATTCCCATGTGATGTTTGATTCAGCAAAGTTCGATGTGCTTTGACCCTCGATGCTGCGTTTGTTGTACAGCTTGACGCACAGTCTCTCAGCAAAGTCACTGAGGTCAGCAGGCAGTGTGTGCAGTGCATCATCAGTGAAGTTGTCAAA